GGGTGTAGACTCCGGAGGCGAGCGAGACGGTGCCGAAGCCGATTTTTTGGGCGATTCGTTCCGCGAGAATGGCGCGGGCTTCGTTCGTTCCAACTTCCTGGAGCTTGCTGTCCTTGTCGTTGAGACCGATGAAAAGCGTAATTTTTTTCATGGCGTTTTTCCCTTTTTCCTTTAGGCTTTAGGTTCATTCCCTCACCCTTACATTATATAATATAAATAAATATTTTAAATAAATCAATAGTTTTTATAAAAATAATTAAAATATCCGTTTATACTTTGTTTATTTGTTGTTGATAAGTTGTTGTTTTCGGGAACTATTAAGATATATATTAATATTTATATATATATCCATATATTTTTATAAATAAGAATACATAAGAATAGATAATTAAATTATCTTATCTATATAATTGTATATAAATTAATTAATTACTTAATCTACAATAATATAGATAAATTAATTATCTATATTATCTTTATAGATAAATTAATGTTATTATAGATAAGTTAATTAAATTAATATATGTATTTAAATCAAGTGTTTAAATAAAGTATTAATGTAGTTAAATAAATTAATTAAGTAATTAAAATATCTATCTTAATTAGATAAATAAATGCTCCAATAAAATAAAAACTCCAATTAAATTTTTATAGCGCCGTCTCTAAAAAGTTTTTCCATGTTGACGGCGTCATGATCTCCGATCAGGTCCGACTGTCCGACGATCTCCAGGGTCAAAATAGTTACAGGGAGAAGGAAAAAAGACCAAATAAAAAACCTGTCGCAATTTCGACGCGAGAAGGGGAGAAAGGGCCAAAAACGCCCAAATTTTATCGAATTCGCAAGAATAGCGCATTGCCGATTACATATATTATGTAAACTGTTGATAGTTTTTAGTGCTATTGTGTGCAGGTGCGCGCGTTTATTCCTGGAATACTCCAGAAAAAGACCCGGGGTGCATGGGGGTATGACCCGAAAACGGGGCGCGGGCACGTGAAAAAGACACTATATACCCCCCGCGATGCGAGTTTCCCTACCATCCGTACCACGGGACTCCCACCCCCTCCCCTCCCCTACCTTGGAAATATTAAGCCCGCAGGAGTCCCGTAGAGGGGACCCGTGGGCATTTTTTTCCGGAGGGATATATGGCTATAGTGCAGCCAAGAAGGTACGTCTCCACCGCCGAGATGGTGGACTTGTGGAGGAAGGCGTACGACGATGTGGAGAGTTCGAGCAACCCGTATTCCGTGAGGATGGACAAGTACCTGAAGCCTCACGGTTTCGGGGTGCACGACATCAAGACGAGGATAGGTCTTGTCAGGCGCAAGAGGGACAGGGAGCGTACGCAGGAGGAGGCGGACCTGCTGGCCCTCGACGACGAGCTGAAGTTCATGAGCGAGCAGGGCCTGTACGACAAGTGCACGGAGACGACGCAGGGTAGCATCTTCCTTCTTGAGAGCCGATTCGGGTACAGGAAGGGTACGGACGTGAACCTGCAGGTTGACCCGCAGCAGGTGAAGAAGGTCATCCGCTGGGGCGAGGAGGAGCCTGCGGGCGAGCTGAAGGTGGAGAGCGGCGAGGAAGTCGCGAAGCAGGCGGCTGAGGGGTAGGCCTTGGGAGAGGTTCTCGACGTCCTTCAGTACACGAGCCCGAAGTTCAAGGTGCTGTACCCCGAGTATTCGGTGGGGAAGAAGTACCTGGTGTTCAAGGGCGGGCGTGCTTCCACGAAGAGCTGGTCGATAGCGAGGGCTCTTATCGACCATGCGTGCACGTACGACGGCCTGAGGGTGGTTTGCGGGCGCGAGATCATGAAGAGCATCGCGGATTCCTCGAAGAAGCTGCTGGAGGACACTATAGGGCGTGCCGGCAAGTGGGGAGAGTTCAAGAGCACTGCGAGCTACATCGAGAACGTTCGTACGAAGGCTCGTTTCACGTTCATGGGCCTTAGGGACAACCCGAATTCCGTTAAGGGCCTGGAAGGCACGGACATCTTCTGGGGTGACGAGGCGGACTCTTTCAGCCAGGAGAGCCTCGACCTGCTCTGCCCGACGATGCGCAAGCGCGGTTGCAAGGTGATATTCAGCTACAACCCTCAGTTGCCTACTACCCCGATAGAGAGGCTGCAGCGCGACAAGGCCGACCGCACGGTGACGGTTTTCATCAACTACCTGGAGGTCATCCGTTACCTACCGCCGGAAGTGGTGGCGGAGGCGGAGGAGTGCAGGGAGAAGGAGCCGGACAAGTACCGGTGGATATGGCTTGGCGAGTACAGGAGCCAGAGCCAGAAGACGTTCATACCCCTGAAGTACGTGACGGACGCTTGGAACCGTGCCGCTGCCAGGAGCGACGACGGTGTCGTGGCGGGACTGGACATCGGTCTTTTCCACGACCGGAGCGTGATGGTGATCCGGCAGGGGTACAACCTCATTTACGGCCACGAGTGGCGTAACGTGAAGAACAAGGAGCTCACGCAGCAGGTGATAGGGCTGTGCACGAAGTGGGGTGTTCAGCGGCTCGGCATCGACGCCATTGGGCAGGGCTACCCCGTGTACCAGGACCTGAGGGAGGAGCTGGGAGAGGTCGCCATACCGCTGAACACCGGCATGGAGGCGAGGAACAGGAAGAAGTACGTCCGCATGCGTGACGAGATGTGGGGCATGGAGAAGGAATTCCTCCCGCAGGCGTGCTTCAACGGCGTGGGAACGCTCGAGGAGTGGACGACCGACCTCACGAACATAGAGTTCTTCTACGACTCGAAGGGCCGCTACAGCATCGAGAGCAAGAGGAGCTACATAGGGCGCGGGTTCCCGAGTACGGACTGGGCCGACGCGCTTGGGCATTCTCTGCTCGTGAGGCCGGTCAGGCCGGCATCCGAGGCGTATGTGCCGAGGTCGCCCGAGAGGGAACTATTAAGCCGCGAAAGGAACGAATACGGATTTTCAGGAGACTGGATGGGAATATGACCGCCGCCGAGGAGAATTTCAACATTGCGCCGTCGGAGCCCTTTAGCTTCAACCCCAACACGATAGCGCCTAGCCTCTCGAAGGTGAAGCTCGACGACTTCACGGACCCGGATTCCTCGTGGCTCGAGGACGACGGCAAGTACATGGAGACCCCCGACGAGCAGACGGGCCTGAACCCCATGCAGGTGAGGAAGCTCTGCGAGAAGGCGGCGGACGACTTTTCCCGCGCGTCGAGCTACTGGGAACGCCACTACGAGGAGATGCGCAAGGACTGGGAGTTCTACGGAGCGCGAGACCAGTGGACGCAGGAGGCGAAGCTGCAGAGGCAGGGACGCCCCATCCTCACGATACCGATCCTGGGAAAGTTCGTCAAGAGGATTGTCGCCGAGACTAAGAAGAACCCGCCTAGCGTGAAGCTGAACCCGCGCGAGGACGCTGACGTGAACAAGGCCGAGGTGGGCATGGGCCTCGTGAGGTACATCGAGGACGTGTCGGGCGCGAAATACGCGTACAGCCACGCTCTCGAGTGCGCTGCGGTGGGAGGTCTCGGCTGGATCAAGGGCAAGATGGACCTGAAGCGCCACACGTTGCGCATCGACAAGGTCAAGGACGCGTTCAGGTACTACATGGACCCCGACGCCGAGCGCGAGGACGGCAGCGACGCTACGTTCTTCATTTCCCGCTACAAGAAGACGAAGAACCGGCAGATTACCTGGTGCTACGAGTACTGGTGGAAGGAATGGATCGACGGCGAGAACGCCGACGGTGTTTTCTGGGCGCTTATCGACGGGACGGATGTCGTGGACTACGGCAGGTTCCCCGGCGAGATCATCCCGATATTCCCGGTAATCGGCGAGGACATCGTCTACGAGGGCGAGCGTGTCGTTAAGGGCATCGTCCGCGACATGCAGGACAGCCAGCGCAGCTACAACTACCTGAAGAGCCAGGAGGTCGAGACCATCGCCCTCACCCCGAAGGCGCCCATCATGGCGGAAGAGGGGACGATACCGAAGGAATACGAGCGCGACTGGAACAACTGCACGAAGAACCCGACGAAGGTGCTGAAGTACAGGTCGACGAACATGGACGGCGAGCCGACGAAGAACAAGCCGGAATTCCTCGCGATGAAGGCGGACACGCAGTGGATGCGCGAGGCGGCAGTCGGCGCCATCAACGACCTGAAGGAAGTGACGGGCATCTACGACACGGCGCTGGGTTCTGACTCGAAGGAACTTTCGGGCAAGGCGATTATCGCGAAGCAGATCACGGCGGACGCGGGACAGTTCACGTATACCGAGCACCTGCAGATGACGATACAGCAGGTGGGCCGTTGGCTCATGCAGTGCATCCCGTACGTGTACAGGGAGGAGCGCGTGATACGCATCCTCGGCGAGGACGGCAAGCTGAAGAGCGTGAACCTCGACGCCCCAATGGGCCCGAACACGCCGGAAGGCGAGCAGGTCCCGATAGACCTGGACTTTACCGAAATGGACATTTCCGTGGGCAGCGGGAACAGCTACGCGACGAGGAGGGAGGCCGGCGTGGACGCCTTCCAGAGCATCATGCAGGCCATCCCGAACACGGCTACCGCCATCGCTGACTTGGCCGTGAAGAACATGGACATCCCGTGGGCGAACGAGGCCGCCGAGCGTCTCCATGCCATGCTGCCGCCGGAAA